CTGTTCAGCCAATTCTCATGGAATAAAACTATCTAGCCCTAGTCATGCGTCAGGGCAAAGCTATGAACTTATTTTTCCCACAGGAAACGTCACAGCAGATAAAGTTTTGAAAGTAGCTTCTGTATCAGGGTCAGGTGCAACAGGAGTTGGACAACTTTCATTTGGCGATGCTGGTGGAACTAACACTCCAATGTTTAATGCACATATAAGTTCAGATCAAACTATAAGTGATGCGTCTGCTACTAAACTTCAATTTAATGTTGAAGATTTCGATAGCGATAGTGCATA